CACAGCATTCATTGCTATTTGTGAGCTTGCCACAGCATTCATGTATTTATCACTTCTAGCTAACGCATCCGAAGTGTTGATATTTATATTGTCTATCCCCGCTAGCTTCGCTGCGGTTTTTGCTATAGCTAAATCAATTTCCTTGATAGAATTGAAAGCTACTTCGTCACTTGATAAAGCTGTTATAACACTTAAATTATTTTCTATGCATTGAAATATAGCAATTATATTATTTTTGTCTAAGTTATTATTTGATAATAAATCTTTTATACTTATAAAATTAGTATTCATATTTTCAACTATAGGAAAAATCTTGTCTTGATATTCTATGTTAGTTGAATTAACCATATTAGTTATAATTGTTATTAAAGGATTCATATCTAACTTAAATATACTATTATGAGTTTTTAAAATCTTTGTAAATACAAGTCTAATAACATTTGTATTTGCTAAAACTAAATCTAATGTATCTTGATTAGCTAATAGTAGCTGTGTAGCTTCTAAATTCTCAAATATCATTCTAACTGATTCATGATTTGTTGATATATGAGTCATTGCTTCAGTACTATTTATTATAGCTTCTCTAATTACATTATTTTCTAAAATCGCTTTTATAACAGCTGGTTCTGCTGTAACTTTTAAAATGTATTGTCCTAGCAAATCCATTGCGTTTGAACTTGCTACAACTGCGTCCATACTTGTTTTACACATAGTTAAAGCTACTATTGCATTACTATTATTAAGTATTGCATTAGTAGCTTCCACATTTGCTAATATTTCTTCTATAGTTGTAAGATTTTCTAAATCAGTATTATCTAAGCTAAAAGTAGAATTAAACCATGCTCCTATAGTTGACTTTTCTTGTTCCCTTGTAACATATCTATCATACCCTGCTTTAAATTTTTCCTCTAATGAATTATAATGCTCTACAGTCATTCCTTTTACTACATTATCAGCATTTCCCAAACTAAATATATCTGTTCTGTAAAAGGCATTTAATTGTTCTCCCAGCTTAGTACCTTTATCAAACAGATTATCAATGTCTGTTTCTGAAAAAGCTGTATACACAACTTCTCTAATTCCTCTATCAGAAAATAAATATAAACTATTTAAGTACATCTCTTCCCAAATCCTATGATTACCTTCATATAAAAGATAACTTTCAGAACCATTTAACTTCAAATCTTGTAAATAATTTAAAAAATTTAAAGGTTCTCCTTGAATATCACTATTTATTTTATAAACCTCTGCCCAACTCACTAAATCACCCCTTCATTTGTAACAGTTTCTTCTATCATTCCATTTTTAAAGTTAGTTATTGTTGTATTTATTAATATATCATTTATATACTTTTCTTTTGATATAGAACCATTTGTATTAAACTTTGTAATATACTTGATATTATTATCTAATATTTCTATTATAGAACCATTTGTATTAAATTTTGTTTCTTTATTTTTATAAGTATCTAATTGAGAAAGTTTTTCTTTTTCTTCAGTTGTATAATCTTCTGTAGAGAGTTCTTTGCCTTCAACTTTCTCAACATATATATCATGAGTATGTTCTAAATTGGCTTTTTTATCTAATCCATCTTTTAATAATCTTTTTGTCTCTATACTAGAATAAGCACTTTCAAGAGACTCTATATCATCATTAATAGTAAATTTTATAAGTTCAATAGCAGAACCACCATTAACTACTGTAACTTCAATGTCTATAGCAACTTCATTAAATAGTACTATATTATTATCATCTATAATTTTGTAAGATGTAATCAAACTTTTGTTATTAAGTTTATCTATTAAAGAGACTAATATTTTTTCAGTAACAAGGTTATGTTCTACTGAAAGTTCAAATCCTCCATCAACTTCAATCCATTCAGATGTATCATATGATTTATTAAATGCTACATTTATTCCACCAGCAATAAGTTGCTCTATTTTTAAATCTAGTTTATTAAAATCATAAGTTAATCTCTCTTTTAAAGTGTCTTTTATCTGACCATCAGTTGTTTCTTTTGATTGTAATATTTCTCCTGCTGTATCTAAATTTTCTAATTCATTGAACCTTTTTTCAAACTCAGTTATTTTATTGCTAACAGTTGTTGTCATATCTGTCTTAGCAGTATTTACTTCAACTATTTTGTTATCAACCTCATCTACTTTATCATCTACTTTTTTCTGCATATTAATTATAGATGTCTGCCTAGTTGATTCATTTAGTTCTCTAGTTCCCTCATTACTTTCTCTAAGCTCTTCATTCTCTTCTCGTTTAGTCTCTGAATTTTGTCTTATTATTTCATTTGTTTTTCTTGTTTCTTCATTTGTTTCCCTTGTTGTTTCACTAACTTTTCTAGCTTCTTCATTGGTATTTCTGGTTGTTTCACTAGTTTTTCTTATTTCTTCACTTGCTTTTCTAGCTTCTTCATTAGTATTTCTTGTTTCTTCAATAGTGTTTCTTACTTCTTCACTTGCTTTTCTAGTATTTTCATTACTTTTTCTTATTTCTTCATTTTCTTCTCTTGTTTCTTCATTACTTTTTCTAAGGTCTTCGTTTTCTTCTCTTGTAGTTTCTGATTCTTGTCTAGCTACTTCATTAACAACTCTTGTTTCTTCGCTACCATCTCTTATCTCTTCACTTGCTTTTCTAGTATTTTCATTTGATTCTCTTGTTTCTTCACTAGTTTTTCTTATTTCCTCATTTGATTCTCTAACAGTCTCATTTTCTTCTCTTGTTTCTTCATTAGTATTTCTAGTTTCTTCTCTTGACTCTCTGTCTACCTCATTTGTTTTTCTTATTTCTTCATTAGCTTCTCTTGTTATTTCACTTGTCTTTCTTATTTCCTCATTAGCTTCTCTTGTTGTTTCACTTGTTTTTCTTGTTTCTTCATTAGCTTCTCTAGTAACTTCCTGTGTTTTTCTTACTTCTTCACTCTCACATCTTTCAACTTCACTATCTTTTCTCTGATTTTCGCTTTCAATTCTTACATTCTCATTGCCAATTCTAACATTTTCAGAACTTATTCTAATTTCTTCATTAGATTTTCTTACATTTTCATTTTCTTGTCTTTCTTCTTCATAACTTAATACATTTAATATGTCCTTTATTATATCCCAACTAGGCTCATCCTCTATTGCATTTCTATTTATACTTTTTTCAACTTTTATTATTGTAGAAAACGTAGTAACTACCTTATCGTCTTTATATAAAGTTATCTCAGAAATAACATCTCCTTCTTCTGAAAGCTCTATATGACTTAATTCAGTATAAACAGTTGAATCTTCTATAGTACAATTTTTCTGAGTAACTCTTCCACTTGGTAAATTAAAAAATGCTAATGCTGTATATCCAGTTAAATCAACATCTATAGAGTCTTGTACTATTCTCATGTTATAAGATACATTATTATCATTTTGCTTATATCTTGCTATTTGATACATCTTTGTGTTGATATCTACAATATAAATTCTATCTCTCAAGTTATATCACCTGCTTTCTAATACTTCTATTCGTTTTGTAAGTTCTTCTATTTTTTTACTTGTTATATCTTTATAATTTTCAAAATTTGATATAGTTTTTTGTAAAGATAATTGTAATACTGCTAAATGAGATGTTATATCTTGTGCATAGACACCTTCACCAGCTTCATCTGATACATCTTTGAAAATGTACTTAGAAATAGGATTATCTAAAGAGGAGTCTATATCAACCTGTAGTCTATGTTCAATATTGTTGTTTTTCATAGATTTTAAATTATATGGTGTGAATACATCAGATTGTACTAAGCTACTTTTAACAAAATCTATACAGTTATTTGAAATTTCTTCATTAAATGTACTCTTCATCATTCGAGTAGATGTAGCTGCTGTTCTTGCTAGTTGATTTAAATTATTACATACTAAATAATCCCAAGCTTTCCTATTTGAACCACAATTATACCAACCATCTATTTGAGGATTTATATGTTGTGTATTCAAACCTGTATTAATGTAACTTTTTTCATCTTGATAACCAAATTCAAATACTTCCTCTCCATCAAGATAACCACTAATTACATCATCAGAAACATATATATATGAATAATCATTATATTTCATACGCATTGCTTTTCCTATACCTACTCCAAACTGAGCAGTAGCATCTAAAGCACATTTTGCACCATTCCCCTCAAATAGTAATATGAATGGGTTTGATGAACTAGCACCTATTCTGTCACATAAAATAGTACCTGTGTCTATATAATCAGCATTTATATATAATCTACTTCCACTTAAATATATTCCACAATTTCGATTCCCTGTTAATGCATCAAATACTGCTTTTTGGTCACTAGTTAAAACACTTTCATAGTTATTTTTATCACCTATAGATAACTCATTAGCTCTTATATTCACTTTTCCATTACTATCTACTTGTAACGTTGTATATCCATCATTATCTCTGACAGTTAAATTTCTACCATTTATAAATTGACCTTCTAAAGTACCAGTTTTTATATAACTAGCATTTAGATATAATTCATTCCCAACCATATAGAGTCCCTTTGCAAGACCATTGTTAGTTAGTTTATTAAATATCTCAAGTTGAGTTATATCGTCTATTTCTCCCCCAATAATAGATTCCAACGACTTTCCTTTTAATGTAAAGGTAGTTGCTCCTATATGAACATTTCCAAAACTATCTATATTTAAAGTTGTTTGGCTATTTCCATCAACTACAACTAAATTCTTTGCCTCAATATACTGCCCTTTTACTTTTCCTACATTTATCTTATCTGCATCTAAATCTCTTATCACTGCATGACCTATAGCTGCTTCTTCAAAATATTCAGCTGCATCACTTAACTTTCTAGTTGTTGCACTAACTTCATTTGAAAATTCATTATAGTTATCATGTGTATTTCCTGCCCGTACTCTATAATACCAAGTTTGCATAGGCTTAACTTCATGGAGTAATGAACTTGCTTGACCTACATATATCCTATTTGTATATCCTATAGTATCTGGTTCAAATCCTTTTATCTGAGATGCATATACTTCATAGTTATAATATAACTTATTATCAAATGTCCAATCTAACTGAATCATACTCCATAACCCTAATGCTGTGACATTTGAAGGCTCTGGAAGTGTATCCGGAAAATTATCACTTTCAATTACAATATTATCTACATTATTTTGAACCTTATCTATTTTTTCTTCTAAATCATCTATTCTTTCGTCTTTAAAATGATTTACTAAGTCACCAATTTCAACCGAATTGTATTTCTTTAATACTGGATTATATTCAGTTTTTACTACCCTTGCAGTAGCATTTATACCTAAGTTATAGTCTCTAACTATTATCTCATCATCCATATTTACAGTTTCAAGCATCTTATAGCTTTTATAATCTTCTGTAGTTGATAAATCTACAAATTCTACTTTGTAAGTAACTTTAGGTAAATCAACATTATTTTCAATAAAATAGTCTTTACATTTATTCCTTAAGCTTTCTTCATTCTTAACATCATCATCTGAAAAATCAACTGCAACAATTCTTTGAGTTGGATAATTGTTTATATACTTGCTTTCTATATATTTTTCTGGTAGTGTAATTTTTTTATTTTTACCACTTTTTTTAGTTGCATATGGATATATCTTAGTTATAACTTCTTGTGTATCATAAGTAGCTGTTAGACCTATTATATTCTTCCTATATGCTAGTAATACATTGTTACTTTCTCCAATATTATTTAATAAACTTATATTGAAATTATCTCTTTTTAGTTTAGACTTATTATTAAATAATTCTTGTATGTCAGATATAGCATTATGTGGGCTTACACAAGAGATGGAAAAGTCTTTATTTCCTGTTATATCTGAATATCCTACAAATCTATTTTCTTCAGTACATGACCTAAATATTTGATTAAGAGCTTCTTCACAGGTAACATTTTTAAGTTCTAAATTTTCTATAAAATTATTTAATAAATCATAACTAATGTGTTCTGCTTTAACTAATATTTTTCCATCAAGTTCCTTAGAAATATAGTAAATCCTAAATAATTGATTTTTAAGCCTTGGAGAAGCATCAGCCATAACTATTTTATTATAATCAATTTCATCAAATAAAAAAGAGCCCACATAATATGTAAACTCTAACTCAAATAGTCCATTTAATTCTTCTGTAACTTTTGTTTCAAATGCATCTTTTAGAATCCCCAAACCATTATTTTTAAAATTTGTTTCATTTGCTTTATATAATCTAAGCAATCTATAACACCACCCATCTAGGTTCTATCTCTATTTTTTCTACATCTCCAGAGTATGTTATTATATTTTCACCATGTTTAAATGTTGGAAAATCTCCAAACATCCTACTATTTTCATTAACTACACCATTTGTATGAATATCTATTTTATATGCATTCATAAGCTCACAATCAATATATATATGCCCTTGAACTTCTGTAAGTTCTATCACCTCATTATTTATTTCTAATGTTATATCTCCATTTCCAAATACTTTTATAAGAGGATACGAAGCCATTCCAGTGTTTATTAGCTTAGAATTTGATTCATTTATTGTAATTAAATTATTAACTAATTCTTTCTTAAGTGGTTTACATTCAAATGTAATCTTAAAATATCCTAAATCTTTTATAATTTCTTCTAAATCTAGTTTGTTAATACAAACTGCTTCTCTATAATAGTTTGGGTCAGTACTTATAATAAGATTTTTATATGAAAAATCAGTTTGTAACCACATCTTTATTTCAGATGCTAGTATATTAATATCTTTACCATCTACATCTATATAGCATTCTATTTCAAGATTAAAATTACTATAACAACCTTCATCTAAAATAAGGCTCCCATTCCTTCCTGGTATCTCTATTCTTTCAAATCTACGTTCTGGCGATGCAAGTTCATTAATATCTGTAATTACAATACCAAAATCTCTACTATTTATTTCGCCATATTGAAAAGAAACTAATTCATTTTCACTGACACAGTATTGTAAAGCCAAATTATCACCTCCTACACATAAAAAAAGAGAGGACTCAAATTTTTCTTTTGATACATCTCCTTCTATTTACTTTGCATATTTTTGCTAAGATGTGATATAATAAAAGCAAGAAGAACTACAATCTATTGTCAGTAGAGCGGAGTTCATAATTAAAAGCTAATTATTTTTTATGGAATTTGATTTTTAAATCAAACTCCCAGCCACTCTTTCGCACAGAGTGGCTTTTTACTTTTGCAAATATCTTACTTATTAAGCAAAATATTAAGCTAGCAATAACACCAGCTATTACATTAAGTAAAAAGTTGTTCATACTTACCACCTCCTTTCATTAGAAAGTAGGTTTTATCTCAGTATGAACTCCACTCTTAGATTATAGGTTACATCTTCTTGCTAAAAGTATTATACCACAATTTGGATATTAAAAAGATATTATCACATTAAAACTTTAGTTTTCTATTTGTAATAAATGCTATTTCAGAACCTAATTGCTCTATATCTTGTTTAGTATTATTTATAAATTTTTCTATATGTAAAGTTAACTCAACTTTCTTATCACTACTTTTTTCACTATCAACTTTACTATTATTATTTATATTAACAGTTGCATCCTTCAGTAAATTATTTGATGCTATTCCTCTTGCCAGAGTATCTGAATATGCTATACTTTGTAAATTTTCTATTTCATTTCTAAACCTTGCTGCTTCTTTTCTTCCTCCTGTAGGTATATTTACATCTTTAAATCCTATATTAGAAAGTTGTTTATTTATAGAATTAACTATGTCACTTAAAACCTTACCCAATGCTCCTTGCATAGATTTAATACCATCTATCATACCTTGCATAGAATCTTTTCCTGTTTCCATAAACATAGCTGGTACTACTCCAAATTTATCCTTAAAACTTTCAATTTGTTCCTCTATACTTCTTTGCATTTCTTGACCTAGTTTTCTATACTCTGCATCATAAGTTTTTTTCAATTCTTCAATTTCTTTTTCTATTCTATATTTTTCATCTTCTGTATCTTCTTTTGCTCTTCTTTCAGCTATTTTTTTCTTTTCTTGATATAATCTTTCGTATTCTTCTAGTTGCTCTTTTGACATCTTGTTAATAGCTTCTATTTCATTATGGGCTTGTGGTCCTTTAGCTAATAATTCCTCATATAAATCTTTACCCACTTTTGTAGATAAATCTGCCATATCAGTGTCCCATTTTCTAAGTACATCAACTTGCTCTTCTAAGTTTTCCATTAACTCATCATTGTCAATTTCCTCAAATGTTACAGAAGAAAATAAATCTGTATAATCCATTAAAGATTTTACTCTTGAGTCATATATCTTTTGATATTCTTCATTGAGTTTCTTTTGGTCCTCAATATATTTCTTATCTAAGTTTGCTACTTTTTCAGCATAATCTTCTTTAATATCATTATATTTTTTATTGAAATCTCTTTCAGCTTTTATTTTCTCTTCTCTAAGTTTTTGAAGTTCTTCTTGATGCTTTTCAGTATCTTCTTTTTCTTTTTTATCATACTTTTTATTAATTTTTTCCAACTTTTCTCTGTATTCTTCTTGGTCTTTTACAGATTTCTTATTATATTTATCTTTAATCTTCTTTAGTGCTGCTAGTTTTTCTTTTTTATTTTTATATTTCTTTGCTTCTGCTTCCTTTATTTCTTCATTTTCTTTTTCATTTCTTTCTTTTTGTTTCTTCTTATGTTCTTTATCTAATTCTGCTATTTCTTCAGCTTTTTCTTCCTGTAGCTTTTTAACTTCCTTATTAAACTTTTTAATTTCTTGTGCTTCTTTTATATTTCCATTACCTATTATTGCTTGAACTGTTCTAAGTGTATTTGTTAATCCTTCTTCTATGTTTGACAATCCATCTAAATATGCTTTTGCTGAGTTTTCTCCTGCTTTTTTAAATTGTGAGACAGAGCCAGCAAATACTTTAGCTGTGCCATTCATAGTACTCATAATTTCATCAAAAATACTACCTCTCATGCTTGTATTATTAAATGTTGACATTTTATTTATACCAGCTGCAAGAGAATCTTTCATTTTAATATTAGATTCAATAAACTCATCACTTCTAAATGAAAAAGATACTGACTTTGGCACTGAAGAAACTGCACTTCTCATTGCACTTTTTTTACTATTAAATCCATCTATCCATGCTTGACCAGCCCCAGAACCAGCACTTTTAAATTTACTTTTAGAATTATTTGCAGCTGTTACAGCATTACTCATAGAAATAGCCACCACTTGTGCTAATCTAGAGAATGATGTATTTACACCATTGTATGCATCAGACCCAGCCTGTTTAGCTACTTGTGCAAGTTTTGTAAATGATTGTTTAGCACCATTGTACATCGCTGTGCTTGATTGTTGTATAGATTGATTAGCTTTTTTAAAATCTGCATCTGTAGTTGTTGCAACCTTACTTGTACCACTTTTAGCTCCACTTGCCATTTTGCTAAAGTTATTAGTTGCATTAGAAGCCATTGTAGCAGTTGATTTATTTGCATTAGCTTGTGTTGTATTTAAATCTTTAGTAACAGAAGTCTTTAATCCACTCACCTTTGAAGCGGCAGAACTTACATTAGCATCTACTTTCAAAGTTCCAGTCACATTATTTAACTCTTTTGTTTTATTAGACACTTCCTCTAGTTTTTCTTTACTATCTCCTGTATTTACATTTGTGTTCACGTTAGCATTTTTAGGCAATGCTTCTATTTCTTGTTTAACACTTGTTACATTTTCCTTACCACTTACATTAGTTTCAATTTTTATTCGTTCTTCTTTTGGAAGTGCATTAAGCAACATTTGAGTTGATTCAACATCTTCTTTCCCCTGTACATTACTTAAAATATTAGTTATAATTTCTGGTGGTATTTTAGCTAAAATATCATTTACATTTTGAGCACCAGTTAGAGCTTCCATATTATTAGTTTTTATATAAGTTTGTACCTCTGGTGGCAACTGTTGATATAGATTATATAATTTTAATATTTCTTCTTCGCTTTCAGTACCATTATTTTTCAGCGTTGTAACAACTTCTTTAGGTACTTGGTCAAAAGATTTAGCAACTTCTGAACCAGCTTTATTTGCTTCTTCTTCCATTGCCTTCCAATACGTACTAGATTCTTTTCTCAGATTATCTATTAAAGTAGCTCCATCAATACCCATTGAATTGAAGTTGGATATAATTGCATTTTTCATTTGTTCTGCACTCATAGAGCCATCTGTCGCAACTCCCTTTAATATATCACTCCAAGTACCACCCATAGATGTAAGAGCTGATATAGTCTGTTCATCCATACCTTGCATGACTCCAGCAACATTTTCTGCCATTCCTTCAAATCCAGCTTGACCTATTGTTTTAAATTGATTAAATACATCTGTTGCATTTTGTTTTAAAACATTACTACTATCTTTTACATTTTCATTTATCAATCTCATAGCATTATCTATATCTTGTTGTAATGTTTCTGTACTGTATTTACCACTTATAACCATGCTTTCTAAATTTGACGCAAATTTTTCTGTAGCTGCTGTAGAATCCATGCCTTGATATATCCCTTCAAATAACACTGCCATACTATCTGATGTGCCTCTGAGTATAGCAATTGATTGATTATCAAGCCCTTGCAAATTTTCAGCAAATGTACTTGCAACTTGACCTACATTGTCCCGTGTAAGTTTAGGCCATTCCTTCATTATTAAGTCAAAGGTTGATGTAACTGAACTTAATTGACTTGCAGTTGAATTTTTTATTTTTTCTAAAGCACTTGAAGTTTCAGCTCCTATATTCGACATAGCTTTTGCTGTATTATTTTCTATATTAGCCCATGTTTTTCCCCAAATATCATCAATTTCCCAGACCTTCCCACTTAAGAGAGCTACTATAATTTCTCCTACTCCTTTTAGTAGAATTAATAAATTACCAAAGGTCATTTGAGTTATTCCAGCTACAAACTCACATACTGTTCCTAGCACAGTTCCAAACACTCCAAATTTATCTTGTAAAAATTCTAATGCATTTGCATTATCTCCTATCATAGTTATAAGACCTGCTATTACTCCTACAAGAACTGCTATACCTGCAGGACTTGCTAAAATTGCGGCTCCAAAACTTACAATCGCACCCTTTGCTAATCCAAACAAAGCAATTATTTTTGGTATATTTATGATTAAAGCACTTAAAACAACCAATAAGGGACCTATTGCTGCGACTACAGCTCCTATAGACACAATAATTCTCGCTATTTCTGGATTGGCTTGTATCATACTACTTGCCCAGTTCATAAATAAAGTTATTGCTTCTGCCACTTTTGATATAATTGGTTTCATAGCCTCTCCTAAATCAGATAGCATATTCTTTGCTGAATTCAGTGCATCTTCAAGTTTTGTTTTTGTAGTATTATCCAGTTGTTCAAAAGCCTTATCACAAAGACCAGCAGAATTTTTCATATTTCCCAGCATTTGATTAAATGAATCAGCACTCTTTGTACCTTCGATTATTTCTCCTGTAGTTTCATTAACTGCATCACCTAACAGAACATTAGCCGCCTTTGCACCTTCTGCTGAACCAAATAGGTCTGATAGAGATAAACTATTTTTCTTTGCATAATCATTTAATATTAATAATACATCTGCTGTTGATTTTCCTTCTTTTTGCAAATCAGCAAATCCTTTATCTGTTAATTTTTTAAGTATTTTATCTGCTTTACTCCCGCTTTTCCCAAGCTCATTGAACATTGCATTCATGTAAGTTGTTGCTTCTGCGCCAGCAATTCCTTTTGCAGTTAATATGGCATATCCAGCTCCTAGTTGCTCAACTGATACATTCAAACTTTTTGCTGTTGGTATTATTTTACCCATAGAACTTGCTAACTCATCCACCGTAATTTTGCCTTTATTTTGGGTCTGTATAAGAACATCACTTACATGAGCCATATCCTTCTGAGACATTCCATAGGCATTTTGAACAGTTGTCAACACATCTGTAGCTTTTGCTAAATCAGTTAATCCTGCTGTTGCTAGTTTATCTGCTTGTGCTAAGAATTCGGTTACATCTGCTTGTTTTACACTTGCAGATATAGCATTATATGCAGCATTAGCATATTCATCATAAGCCATCCCGATTTCATTAGCACCAGCTTTCAGAGTACTTGAATAGGCATCCCACTCACTTTTTCCACCCTTAACTTTTTCTGTATTTAGTTGTAGTATAGAGTTAACAACTGACATTGCTTGTTCTGTGTTTGTAGCTGCTGTTACTGCTGCTGTTCCCATTGCAATTAGTCCAGTTGTAACTGTAGAAGTTAGTGTTTGACCAATATCTCTCATTTTGCCACCAATAGCATCAAATGGCATACTTCTTAATGAATCACTAAGTCTATTAGCTTCTGCCTCTGCATTATTCATAGCTGTTCTCATATCAGTTAAAGAATCTTCTCCATTTTCGATTTCATTACCTAATTGAGTTTGAGAATTTTTAAGTCTTTCAATTGCTTCTCTATATCTTTGTGACTGCTCTGAACTTTCTCCATACATACTGTTACAACGTTCTAATTGTTGTTCATATCTTTCTATTTTGTTTCCTATTTCTGTATACTTTTGCTTCGACTTATCTATTTCGGATGTAAGCCTTGATATTCCTTGTCCATAAGTGTCTATTGTACTTCTTGCTGTTCTTAGTTCATTTTCAGTTTCCTTTATAGAATTTTTCAAAGATGAAAATGGCCCACTTGAAGTTGATGCTATTTTATTTAATTCTGATGCTGCTAACGCTGATTGCCTACCTATTTGTGTCAATGAGTTTGCTGTATCAGAAATTTGTTTACCCATTGCCGTCATTGCACTACCTGTGGTTTTTGTACTTGAATTAAATTGACTAAGTTGTTTAGCTGCATCTGCAAGAGCTTTAAAAAACTTCCCTCCATCTAAATCTAGATAACCTACTGCTGTTCCTAATTCTAAGGACATATTTTTCCCTCCCTCCCTCAAAATTTCATATAAAAAAACACCTACTATTTAAGTAAGTGTTTTCTGTATTATTATTTTCAGTCCATTATTTTTTATCTTCTACAAGTTTTTCTATATTGCTATTCAATTGAGATAATTGTCTAATTATCATCCAGTTTTGCTCAACTAAAGCACTAAGATAATTTATTTTAGTTTGTTCTTCTATTTTTGTAAAACTCAATGCTAATCCTGTTTTTATAAGTCCAGTTGCAAATAAATCATCCGCTATTCTTCTTAAAATAGTTAAATCTTTTTCATTTAAATCTTGTAATTGATACTTATTCATGAATTTTTGTATTTCTTCTTGCTCTTTTAATTTCTTTTTATCTTCTTTATCAACTTTATCCCCAAATAATGCCATAACATTCTCCTTCACTATAAATTAAATGTATTTTCTATTTCAATTATATAATATATTAATAATTTTTTCATTAATTATTTGTAATATTATTCCATAATAATTTCACATAACTGATTAAATTTAAGCACAACAAAAACACTTACTATTTAAATAAGTGTTTTCTGTATTTGTTCAAAATTTAAGTCCACATAGTTAATATAATACCTGCTAATGCTCCAAATGCTAAAGTTAATGCTCCCATCTTTACATACTGCTTAGTTAATATAATACATGGTGTAAAGACATAGATTCTAAATTTTCAACTTGGCTTTACATACCACTTAGTTAATATAATACTTTTTTTAGGCAAGTTATGGGAAAGTATTAAAGAAACTTTACATACCACTTAGTTAATATAATACCTGTTGTTTCTTGTTGCATTCTAGAATAGTCACTAACATTTACATACCACTTAGTTAATATAATACATTAAATTTAGAACAATAAAATTATATTTCTGCAAATTTACATACCACATAGTTAATATAATACCCCAAAATAAATTGAGCACTTCCAGTTCTTGCACATATAAAACCATATTAAAATTGCAGTGAGTAACCAGTAGTGTTTTTCACACACCACAAAACATGCTTATATTGTAGTAATTTCAATGATTACATCCAATTTATATAAAAAATCGTACACTGCAAAATATCTATATTATCATTATATCATAAATTAACATTAATTTATTCTATTCATTTAGAATATTTTACCTGTTAACTTTTTTCTTTTCTCTAATACTATTTTTATTCTAAAGTAGCATTTATTTCTCCCATGACCTTATTATTTACTTTATCTTTTACAATTATTTTTACAGCATTTGAGTCTGATGTTATAGCAAACGCTGTTGTTCCCTTTGATTTAGTACCTGCTGTTGTTTCTTGTTGCATTCTAGTTGAATCGTCTACTGGATAAGTTTGTAGCACATTTCCATCACCATCTGCCACTTGATATTCAATTCCCTCAGTTACAAATACAGCTTCTTTACAATCTACATTTTCATAGTTAAAATCAACAAAAACTACTTTTTTAGCTTCAATTTCAGCGAACTCATTACGTTCATCTGTGCTTCTCACACCTTCAAATGTTAGCTTGTAAGTTCCTTCATCATAGTCTTTCATTTCTATAGTATCTCCAAATTTATACTCTTTTTTTTCATCTTTCTTTTGCTCTGTCTTTGCATCTTTTTTAGATGAATCATCTGACGAACTTGGAGAACTGCATCCAACTGCATAAATCCCAATTACTAACGATAGAACTAATGATAATATTTTTTTGTTTATTTTCATAATATAATCCCCCAGTGAAGTTATTTTCTCATTATAAATTTTACACTAAATCACAGAGTTAGTCTATTATAATAGAATAAATTAATACTATTTTCTATCTTTTTCTTTCTTTTTTAATGCCATATCAACAAAAGTAGTTCTTTTTATATTTTCTTTAGAAGTATTACTATTTTCTTTAAATTTAAGCTTTTTATCATTTTTTATAGCATCTACTAAAAACATACAAGCTTCATCGAAACAAAAAGAAGTATATTCATCTTTAATTCTTAATATCTCACTAGGCATCTTGTTGTACATTATCACTTGATTTAGAATCCTCAATATCTGTGGACTCTTGATGAAAGTTTTCTAGTGACTTTGTACCTCCTTGAATACGATTAAATAATGTTAATCTTTGTTCAATAGAAAGTTCCAATCCTATTTTTTTAATTTGAGCATATGTAGGGTTAACTAGCACTTCTTTAGCCACTATATCCATCATTTCAAACATTTCTTTTGAGAAATTAGACTCATCATTCATCTTCTTTAGTACTTTTTCTCCTGTACTATCTTTACTTTCCTTCTCTTCAACTAAACTCATTGATGCTGTCATTAGGCTGTTTGGTATCTTACCAGCCATTGCAAGAGCCATTAAGTCAGGTTGTTTTACTTCTGCAACTAACATAGTTCCATCTAAAAATCTTCCAACCTCTATTACCTCAGTCAATTTTATTTTTTTCAATTCTTCTAAACTTGTTACTTTAAGTTCATTCATATTTATGTCCCCTTTCTAAAAAAAGCTCTAGCTAATTACTAGAGCTTTAATTTATCTATTTATATACTTACACTAACTTCTTCAACCTTATATGTTTCTCCATTTGTTAATCCTATTATCTCTGTTCCTGTTAATGCTGCTTTATCAGACTCAGTATCTGTTAATGTTCCATCTGCTAAAGTATATTTTATATTGCTATTAACTGTAACCTTATATATTTTGCCTGCTGTTAATCCTGTTATCTTTTTATCTCCTGCTGTTGCTCCTGATACAGATGCACTGTCTAAAAATACTTTTGTAGCTTCATAACCATTAGGTAATTCCTCTACTATTTCAACCTCATAAGGAGATTGCCCTGTGTTAGGTCTACTATTTATAACATATTCATTTGAATAATATTCTCCATCTTTAAAGTTTAGTGGAACAGATTTTCCTTTACAATTTGGGAAAGTCGTCTTAGCAAATTGCCCAGTATCTCCTCCTGGTCCAACAACTGAACTATAAATTATTGTTTTAAAAGATTTCTTAGAAAAAGTCTTCCCTACTTCTGGAGCTAAATATCTCTTAAAGCTACCATCTTCCTCTTTTTCTATTGTTCCACCTTGCATTATTTGAAGTATTTCAGGACAAAATACATTATCTTTTAATGTCAAATCATATCCTAAACTTGTATCTTCTGCTGCTCTATTTGCTATTATTTTTTTCTTTATTTTTAAAGTTAATTCTTCACCTTCAGAAATGATTTCCTCTGTCCCTATCTCATCAGATGTATCAAATGTATATGTAACCGGATTTTGTTCAACTGTTTCAATTTGAACTAATACAACATCTGTAAGTGGGTATTGATTTAATATTTGTACTGCCATATTTATTACCTCCTAATTTGTTTGTTTTCATAATAACTTAATCTCGTGAAATAAGCTTGTTTTTCATCATCTATAAGAATAGGTAAAGCTTCATAAGCTTGTTTTATTCCTACTATTTCATCCATGACACTTTCAACACTTATCTTGTATTCACTTACTTTAGAATACTGTCCAATTGGATAAAATACATATATTTCAAATAAATCTTTTATTATATTTTTTTCTGTTGTTTGTAGAGGACCTTTTTCAAATATAACTAAAAAAGGTTCTATGCATAATCCTTGATGTTGTCCAATAGAATACACATTAAAACCCTTATTTTTTAAATGTTTATATATTTTTTTAAACATACTTCACCTACTTTAAAATCACATCAAGACCTCTTATAATACTTGGTGCACATTTTTCTATAGTTGGCATTATAATTGGATATGGTCTACTTCCTGGATGATTAACTTTTTTAACAGGATGTGATGCTCCATCCCAAAATAAATAACTTCCAGGTCTTGCTTCTATAACATGTGGACCTGTACCTTTTTCTAAGTATAATCCATAGTCAACTCCATGACTAAGTGCTATCCTTATAGTGTCTCCTTGCCATTCCCAACTACCATGTAGCCTATTTTTAGCATCATGAGTATGGTCTTTCCATGGTCTATCGTTTTTGGCAGTGCTTTCTAATAGTTGAGATGAAGTGTCTGCATAAGCTCCTAGTGCAGCCTTAGTTTTCATTTCTCTACTTACTAAAGCATTAAGCAGCTTGCTAGTATCAAATTTAAATCCATTACTCATACTATCTCACCTTTCCTAACTTTAAATCAAAATAAATATTCATTCTATTTTGATTTCCAAGGTCTTGTATAATAAACTTATTATCATCTAAATACAAAAAATCACCTTGCTTTATCTTTACTGTATCTTCATCACAAACAACCATTAAATACTGCTCTTTATCTTTTATAACAACACCTTTATCCTTTGTTATTTGACTTATAGAGCTACTTCCTTCATGATATAAACCTATCATATTACAAACTATATTTTCTTCATCTGAAGGCTCTCCAAACTCATTTACTCCAACTCTTTTTACTGTAGCTTCTGTTGGCATCTTATTGATAGCTTTGATTATCTTTGGTTTTACCTTTTGAGCTATCATAGACATCTACTTCCATTTGTTTTAAACTTTTTTGCCAGAGTTAACCAATATAGTTTATTTTCTGGCATGCTTAAGCCTCCAGGTAAAGTGATACTATCATTTTCAGCTTTTAATATACATAGTTCATACATAGTTTTATTAAAATCTTGATTGTTTTTATTGTAGTAATAAGTAATTTCATCATCAGAAAAAAAAGGTGATTGTTCTTCTCTAAGTTCTGTTTTTATATTTTTTAAGATTTCTAAATCCATACTATCACCTACTAAAAACTATATTTTATAACTTATGCTTAAATTCAACTATTCTTATTTGCTTAGGCTCATAAACTCTTGTCCAGTTTTCACCTTTTGCTAACTCTAATCTTGAAGGACCTTCTGTTTTAGCTACACTTGCATTAGTAAATTTTATACCTCTTGGATGTAGTATATATGTTTTTCTATTGATTAAATAATCTACTCCAGAACCTTTTTTCTTATCTCTATCTATTTCTGTAGCAACAAACCCTACTGGATTACCATTTCCTAAAGCTATTGCCCCACTACCAAATAGATAAGAAGTATAAACTCCTTCTTTAGATACAGGACAACCATCATCAACTATAACTAATTTATCTTGATAAACTTCAAAATCTGGACCTACATCTGGTCTAATAGTTTCTATTAAATTTTGTTTTTTAAGTGCTGATTTTGTAGCTGAATGCATTGCTATAGCCTTTAACTGACCTTGTGCATCTCCTAATAACTGTTGTGCATCTATAAAAGCTGATGGTGACCATTTTGCTGCATTTCCTGTTCCTGCTGATATATCTAACTTATTTGTTGTCATATTTGCAGCTAAAAATACACCATTTAAAACTGCTATAAGTTCTTTTTGCATATCTCTAGCCCAGAAGCTTCCAACTAAACTAGCTATTGCTGCCATTGGGTCTTTTCCTGCCATAGCTGCTGATAAATCAGTAGCTGCCCACATTTTTGCTCTTCTTAATATAGCTGCTGCATCTTGACTTGAAGTAATTTTATTTGGTGTTAAATCAGCATCTTCTATTATTTGCTCTGATTCTCCACTTAAATCCTCAAAGAAAGGCATATTTACAACTGGTGCAGCTTGAGAAGCTAAAGCATTTAAGCTTGCATCATTTGTAATTATTCCACTTTGATATAGAGATGATAACTCCATGCTTTTGTTTATTACATATGGGTTAAACAATTCTGGTACTATTACATCACTTAATTTTGTTACTGCCATTTAAATCACTCTCTTCCTTATAAATTTATTCCTGCTTGAGCTGCAAATTCTTTAGCTTTATCAGGGTTTTCTTTTAATAATCTTCCTTGTTCTGTTAAATTGAATGTTTCTTTTATAAAAGGATTATTGACTACATTTGATTTTCTTGGGAAATTCCCTGGAGAACCTGTATTACTTGGAGTAGAACTTTCAAACCATTCTTTATATGTTTCTGATATGTCTTTAAATTGTTCATCTAATCCTATAATTTCTCCAGTATCTTTTACTTCCATTTTACTGGTATCAAATTCTTTACATAGGAGCTTCCTATATTTTTCATTTACTCCAGATAGTTTAGAATTTATAGCATAGTCTATAGTCATATTCTTTATTTTAGCTCTACTCGTACTATCAAGTTCATTATATTTATTTTCCCATTCTTTCACTTTTGCCTCTATATCTTCACTGTTTTTACTATTTTTCTTCAAATCTGATATAGTGTCATTTGCACCTTTTATTTGCTCTTCTAAGGCTAATTTTTGTTCTTTCAACTTATTGTATCTTTCATCTATATTTTCTTCCTTAGAAGTGTAGATTTTCTCTTTTTTCATACCCTCAATTATATTTTTTATGTCTGTGTCTTGGTACCCCAATTTTTTTAATAATTCTTCCATAATTCCCTCCTACACTACGCTTTTATACGAGTTTTGCCTCTCTAGTATAGTTTGCTATTTATTTCTTTTACGCCTATATATAGCTAAAAAAGGCAATAAAAAAACACCTACTAATTTTTAATTTCAGTAAGTGCCTTAATCTTCTTTTATTACTCCAATTTCTTTTAATTTCTTTCTAAATTTTGTTCTTATTTGTGCTTGTTCCTCTTCAGTTCGCTCTACTTCCCTAATAGTCTCCCCCCACGGAATGTCTTTCCATCTTGGATGGCTGAAAGGTTCTAAGTACTTATCATCTTCAAATTTATTACACATTTTATAGCTCCTCTGACTATTATAAATATTTACTCTTCCATTACACCTATTTTCTTGAGATGTTCTCTAAACTTCTTTTTGTTCTTAATCCTATCTTCTTCTGAGATTTCTTCATGACCTATCACTTCAAATCCAATTGGTGAATATTGTGTTCTCCATAAAAACATATCATGAGGAGATAATTCTTTATAAGCATCTCCTTTTTCTTCATCAGGTAGCTTTATAAATTCTTCTATTGTTAGCATTTAATACACTTCCTCTAATAAAATATGAATTGTTCCCTTAATTCTTTCAATTTCAATAACTTTAAACATTGAACCTCGTTTATATAATACTTCTTGTTCTTTAGGGTTATATTTACTTACATCTTTTCCTTTTTGTGAATTTAATATATACATCTGCACTTGACCCTCAGAATTATAAGTACTTCCTTTTGTTGTTGAAGTATAGTCATAATTAGTAACTATCTCCCCCAACTTGTACATACTTACGAATCTTTAATTTAAGTAAGTGTCTTTAATCTTCTTTTAATACTCCAATATCTTTTAGATGTTCTCTAAGTATTTTTTTATATTTTTTTCTTTCTTCTTCTGGAATGTCTCTATATCCTATAGTTTCACCCCATGGTACATCTTTCCATCTTGGATGACTAAATGGTTCTGAATACTTATCATCTTCAAATTTATTATCCATTGCGTTCCTCCATTAATATATAATATTTGCCATTCATTTCTTCTAACTCAATTATTTCAAATTTAGAATTTCTTCTATACAAAACTTCTTCTTCTTTTTCATTGTACATACTTATATTTTTACCATTCTTAGAATTGAATATATATATTTCTACTTGACCCTCTGGATTGTAGGTTTTTCCTTTTGTAGTCGAGATAAATTCTGAGTATTGTATAGTTTTTCCAATTTCATGTTCAATTAAAAAAGCTTCTAAACTTTCTTTATTATAAAAATATAATGACCTTGTAACATCCCCTTCATAATTTGGCATTTTATCTAAAACTCTATCTAAGTTATTTATAAACCATTCATCTTCTTCTGTCAATTTAATATTTCTTCTTAATTTCTCATTAATTTTATAGGCATCTCCACCCATATATTTATATAAAGCTAACATTTCATCTTCAGTTGGTTCTTTATTCTTATTAGCTTTTCCTTCTATTCCTGCAAAGTCTAATCCATATTCATCAAACCATTCATCAAGTTTAGAGTTTTCTTCTCCATCTATCCAGCTTCTTAACTCTTTACCTATGTCCTCCATACTCATTGGAATATCATATTCAAAAGTACACTTTCCTAAAGGATGCTCTAATGGTAACTCTTCTGGAATATATGTTTTTCCATTTCTATCTGCACAAACCTTACACATCCTAGGATGATGTGATGACATCCATTTAATCCCTTTAACAAATGGATTCTTCTTACAACTTTCTTTAGCTGTCTTTTGATATGCATGAGTTATATATGTAGATGCCAGTCTATAGGCATTAAAATCTATTTTTTTGTTACTTTTATGGTATACCTTTGACCAATCATAATCTTTCTTAACCTTTGGATTAACATACTTTTCTAAATCTTTTGCTATATCATAACTACCTCTTTTTTCTGCTAATCCTCTACTTACAATGTAGTCTAAATCCTTCTTAGTTTTATCTATATTACTCCAAATTCTATCACTTAATTTAAGTTTGTCTTTGTACATGCTACCAGATATAACTTGCCTTAGTACATCTTCATGAACTTTACTAAACATATCAGTGAATTGTGGCTTTAAATTAACTGAATAGTTATCACATATGTTATTGAAAAAACTTAATTGTTCATCTGTAGTAGTTTTTATTACTTTTGATATTTCACTTTCAATATCTTTTTTTAGCTTCTTTCCTAACCTATCATACTCTTTATTTAAATAAATTATACTTTCTCTTAAATATTGTTCAGTTAATGTGTTAGAGTTAACTCTATTTAATTTTTTTGCATATTCATTAGCTATATCTTTATATAACTTTCTTATCTTTTTAGTAGTTCTATTTGATGATATGTCTCTAGCTCTTTCAGCATTCTTCATAGCCTTATTAAACTTATTAGCCATTATTCATCATCAACTACTTCTTTTGATTCTTTTTCATTAGTTACTTCGTCTGATTCTTCTGTATCTATAGCTTCTGTTTCCTCTTCCAAATTAAAACTTTCTTCTAATATTTGTCTTTCAATTGATATTTGTTGCAGTTCTTCATCTGCTATATCATCATTACTATTATTCCACTTCTTAATGAAAGTCTTCCTAGACATTGCTTGAGCATTTACTTGTTGAATATCAAGTAATTTTTCTGAATCCTCATCTTCTTGTAATGGATATTGATTTTCAACAATTACTTCATAAGAATCTTTGTCTAATATAGGTATTTTTACTATATTATATACTTCTATCATCTCTATCATGGCTTGTATCAACCATTCAAGAGCTGGACCCCATGATTTCATTTTTTCCTCACATCTAGTTATTAATTGCCAATACAAAGCTTTCATTGATTTACCTGATGTCATCATACCTTTAAGGTCCTGATTATTTATAAGAGGTATATTTAGTACTTCATGCATATCTGATTTAATTCTATTAAGAGAGTTTTCTATTCTAGTATCATATCCAAAGTCAGTAGGAATTGTATTAATCTGTGCTTGTTTTTGGTCAGCCGTTTGAGAAGTTTCTACATCCCAATAAGCTCCTGGTTTTATTTTAAAATGCTTACTTGACTCTTCTTCAACATCAACACCATATATGATACGATTCATTCCTTTTTTAAGAGTATCTATATCCTCAGAAGCTAGCTTATTATAAGCCATCTGATTATCAAATATCTCTTCTATGTCACTCTCACCCTTTAAATCACCAAGCAAACCATCATTAAGAATTACATAACAAGGTATTCCACTAAGTTTTAAATCTGTATCACTCACTATTTCTTCTGTACATAACCCATAACCATTATAAATACCTTCACTTAATATACATTTATCATTAACCATTTCATATTTTTGTTTCCAAATTCTCTGTTTATCTTTTTCAACTTCTTGATTTGTTTGATGGAAAAATACGATTTTCTTGAGCTCATCAAATTGGTTATCAAATGGTTCATATATAAACTCTAAACTTGGTACAAACATTATCTTTAAACTCTTACTTTCTTTATCTGCATGTAGCTTTATAGCTATTCTTTTACCAATAAAACAATCTCTAGCCGCTTTAATTAGTTTATCTGAAAACAAATTTTTCTTTAGAATCTTATTAATACACTGGTTTATTTCTTCTGCCTTATCTTTATCTAAATCATTCTCTGGTTTTATTGTAAATATTGGTGTCTTACCAAATAAAAATCTAGCTTCTTCTTTAATCAGCTTTTTAATATAATTTGTTTTCTTCCTTGTTTGTTTATAATCTTGTTCCTCTTCTATCCAATGTTGTCCTGTACCTTCATACTTATCATATAGCCTTATAATTTCACCCATTTCTCTTATTACTTCTTGACCATACAATCCTGTAAGTTCCATCTGAATTATATCTATCAAATCTAACATGTTACACCCCCTATCTACTGTTATATTTTCTTTCTCTTCCATGTGTTTTCATATCTAACTCTAATGCATATCTTGTTGCATCAATTGAATGATTGTCTTTATCTTCTAACTTAGCTCTTACATTTCCATCCTTATCTGTTTGATAATCTATATTTTCAAATTCTCTAGCTATATTTGGAGTTCTGTTTGGGTCTATTACTATTGCTTGTAAATCATCCAGCCAGTTCTCTCCAAATTCGATTGAACCAGGTCCTTTTTTAGCCTTCAATGCTTTTATTCCATATTCTCTAAGCTCTGCAATACTTCTTGGTTCTGCACTGTCACAAATAACACTAAAGTCATCATATCCTTTTGATTTAATCTTAGAAGCTAATTCTCTTATAGACATTTTCACCCCAAATATTTCATCTATAAAATATATAACTCTTTTCTTTTTGTCATAATGCAGTCTTACAAATGCCATAGGGTCTGTTGCATATCCAAAGTCATTACCTTGCCTTATGTTGTCAAACTGGAATATTTCTTCATTTGTGATTGTTTTAAACTCTAAATTAGAAAAAGGGACTACTCCAGAACCAATTGGCTCTCCTAAGTACTCCCATCTATATTTAAACTCATTTCTTATTTTAATTTCATTAGCTTCTTCAATGAAAGCCTTTGATATATGAGGATTATCTAAATAAATACTATGATGAACATATGTATTTTTAGGTAATACATGTATTTCAAATTTCTTATTAACCCATGATTGTTTTCTTTTTGGAGGATTGTATGATAGGAATATTTTATAATTCAATTTGTCTGGTAATTCTCCACGTAACACTGAATTAATTACCATAGATAACTCATCCTCTGTTTTTATTTCTGCAACCTCTTCAAACCATGCAAAAGCTATTGGATACTTAGCTGATTTTATAGATTTTATCTTTTGTGGGTCATCAAGCCCTCTAAATATAAACTTATTTCCTCTTGGAATAAAAATAATTTCCATTGGGGATTTTTTAAACTGAAATAAATGTGTTAAACCAAATATTTCTATAGTTTCTTTCAATTGCTCATATACACTATCCATTATTGTATTACCAACTTTCCTAAAACAAACAGTATTTACTGGATATTTAACCATAGCCATAGTTAACCAAAAGGCTATATGTGTTGACTTAGCTGAAGCTCTTCCACCTTTTAATACATGATATAGGTATTTGTTACTATTACTTACTTTCCAAAATTCATAAAAATTTTTATTTATTATTTCAGATATTTTTCTATCCATCATTTAAATTACCTACATCATCAATTATAGTTACACCAACATTTCCATCTAAATCAACTTTTTCAGTCCATAAAGCATACCTTTTACCCAATAATTCAGCTGCCTTATTTCTATCTTTTATACTTACATCTTTTTTTATTATTTCAGGACCATTTTCTGATACTATTACAACTTCTTCTTGTTCTTGATTTCTTAGTATCTTTGTTAAATACTCCATAACTTCTTTTGCATCTGCTATCCTCTTTGATTCAATTTGCTTTAATCTTTCATCAATGTAATTTTTAACCTTATCATTACTCAGCAGTCTACTTCCATTACTTTCTGATGTTCTTTGATTGTTATTTTTGTATGCTTTCTTGTATGCTTCTGTTGCATTACCAGTTTCAATATAATAATCACAGAACCTTTTTTGTTTTTCAGTCAAATCTGCCATACCACCACCTCTTTATTTGCTTTATAAATAAAAAAATAAGACTTTAAATTTAATCTAAAGCCTTATTCTTAGGGGATACATATTATATTTAAGGGAGCAAGTTTTAGGAATCGAACCTAAGATTACACACCAGTCCTTGCAAATTGAGTGAGGTTACCAAGCCCCACTCTTTTAGACATTTGAATTAAATTCCGTTTTAATCCAGCATATCTACATATAGTGTATTAATAAGTTTGAACATAGTAAGAATTGAACTTACAGCATCCTCATGCCCTGCCTAGTCTGTTCATATAAGCTAGGTGAATCCCTTTACCTAGCCCACATATATTTAGTTTTGAGAGAGAAATATTCATTTCCACAATACTATTATCTCACACTTTAAATTGTAAAATCGGCAGAAAAACGGCAATAAAAAGACCTAGAATTTAATCTAGGTCTTTCTTTTTAATCCTAATTTCATTATTTTCAAAATAAACTTCAACTTCTCTCTCTTCTTGTGTTATATTCATTTCTTTAATCCATGTTGCAGGTAGACTTATTTTAGGACTTAGTGAACCAGAGCCACTTTTTGATAAGAGTACTTTCAATATTCTTTTTTCCATTTCTTTCTCTCCCTCTAGGAAAATAAATATTTTATAGCAAATATTAATAATGCTATTGCACCAATTAATTTAACTATACCAAAACTTAATTTCCCTAATTCTGTAATTAATTCCTTATATTTTCCCATTGTATTTTGAGTGGTCATGTATTATTATTTAATTAGAAGGGAAGGTGCTGACTCCCCTTCTAAAGTCTTATAGGCTATCTAATACCATTTTTATAACGGCTATTAGTGTACCTATTTCAAGAGCAAGTTCGGTAAGGGCTTTGACAACTTTGCCGAACTCTTTTATTTTTTTGACCACTTCTTTCACCTCCTTTCTATATTTATATTATATCATGTCGTACCGATATAATCAATACCTTTTTCCCTTTTTTTAGTAAAAAAAATAGACAGCTATTCACTGCCTATAAATCTAACATCTTAAATAATGGTTCTTGCTCTATTAGTGCTTTCTTTCCAAACAAGGCTATTGATATTGAACTAATGGCTTGATTAGCTCTTTCTCTTAATTGTCTTTCTTCTAAGTATACTTTATCAACTATTAAACTCCATTCTAAGCCTTCAATATACCTATACCTTATAATTTGTTTATGTATAGGTTTTAAATTGCTTATGGATACATCTATTGTATATTTTAGTGCTTCCATTTCATATAATTCTATCTGCTTTTCTATTATCTTTTCTTCAAGATTAATTAACTCATTTTCAACTTGATTACTTATTGAATTAGTCTTACTTATGGGAATGCTGTCATAGCTTAAACCTTGCATAAAATCACCTAAATGGAACTCTTTAAGATTTTTTATTTGAAGTTTTAGACTTTCAATATTAATATGTAGTTGTTTGTAGTTCTCAAGGTGTTTTTTAGTTGCCATAAAAAACTCCTTTTTAACTTTACTTGCCATAACATCACTCCTATTTATTTAAGCTACCTTTTTCTTATTTTCTTTTCTCTTTTTCTTAAGTTCACTATATTCTATCCAACCGTCTACCCCATATTTTTTGCTTTTAGCAATCCATATCAATTTTTTGTCCTGATATTTATAGTCAAAAAGCTTTTTTCTAAGTTCACCCTGCTGTGTACTATACCCTTTCACATCTATATAAACGACTTCACCATTCCATTTGTATATGGCAAAATCAACTGTATATGTAATAGCTCTGTAGCTTTTCCCATCTTTTTTAAATTTAGGTTGTAGTTCAAACTTTTGTTGAAGTCCAAAGTCTTTTATTTCTCCATTTTCCTTTTTTTCTTTTAAATATAAATAATACTCTGACTCATCTTTACTATCAAATTTAATTCCATCTATTACAATTTTCTTATTATTGTATTTACTCAATCAAATACTTCCTTTATCACTTAAAGTTACTCATACTTATTAATATCGTTTATAAATTCATAAACCTCATGTACACTATATCCAAACTTTTCAAACCCTTTTACATATCTTCTTATGGAACTTGATATACTTCTACCTACTATACAATTCTCATATCCTTGCAACAAGTTTTCTTTTTCCTCTTGCTTCACCATTTGAGAAACTGCTTTTTGAAACTTATTCATTGCTATTCCTCCATAGTTTTATTGTTTAAAATTAATTTTGCTGTTCTCTATTGCTTTTATTAGCCTTTCTCTCACATCTTTTACAACAGTAAATTTTTTTAGACTGTTTTGGGATGTAAAATAATTTACCACACCAATTGCAAATTATTCTTTTATTCATAAAACCACTTCTTTCTCATTTTTCAGGATATTTGTTATTACAATTTTCACACTCTTTTAGATTCAATCTATACTCATAAACTCTACCAGCTATAAAACTTCC